ATGAAAGGAGGGGAGGACTTGTAAAGACCCCCCCCCTACCCTGTGTTAATGCAATTGGTCGTCCTTACTGACTTTTCTGTAGATTCCAAGCCAGTTGAACTTACAAATCTCATCAATTGCATCATTAATTGCACGTGAATTCATTTCATCGCTAAGAGAACTACTTGTTTTTGCTACTCTTGCAAGGTAACCACAAGTGTTGTAACCTTTCAAAGTGTCAAATTCTAACCATTCATCGAACTGTGTGAAGGGGGAGTATGGGTTGTCGATGGTAGTGAGCATGTATTCTTTAACCATAGCTTCCTCCTTTACATGTATTTGCTGACTGTGCTGCTAGAAACATCCAATCTGTCTGCAATCTCAGCGATTGTGTAACCAGAAGAACTCATTGACTTAATTAAACTTTGCTTAGAACTGCTGAGCTCAGAAGAACTTCTTGGCATTGCTAATTGTTTAATTGCTTTGTCATCAGCATTATTCAGTATCTGTCTAAGCTTGTTGTCACTGATTGCGCCAGACTGAATAGCTTGCCATTCTTTTGGTGTGATTTCGATCTTTTGTTTCTTTGCACCAACCATATCACGAGCATTAGCTAATGCTAAAGACTTCTGTTTCTTAATGTGTTCTGCATCCATGTTCGGATCTTCACGTCTTTTAGCACGCATAATTTCATTTGCTATGATTTGGGCTTGTCTTTCCTTGGGGGCGTTCTTTTTAGCTTCGGTAAGCTTATTCTCAAGACTCCTCACTTCTGTTTCATAGGTCTTCTTAGCTGATGGGGAAACCTGGAGTAAAGGTGTTTCCATAGCCTCCTTGCGTGCCTGGTTAGCGAGGGCCTTCATATCGTTAGCATACTTGGCGTATACTCTTTCGATAGGCTGACCTTCGTGGTTAGGGCCTGACATTAGATTACGGGCGTCCTTTTCATAAGCCATCCGGGTAGTCTTCATAGTACGCTCCCGGGTTTCTTCTACTACTGTTCCGTCCTTTAATTTCTTGTAGACAGGATAGTATTCAGGCGTTTCTCTATAAGTGACCTCGCCTGTTTCAGGGTCGGGCTTCCAATTTCTTTTACGTACCCCTATTCTTTGTTCTGACTTGGCCCTACTTATGATGGTAGCAGCACCACCGCCACCTTGATACTTGTCTTTTAATTCCTGGATCCTATTGTCTTTCTCGGACTGCTTATAGTTCAGGTCATGCTTCTGTGCATCGATAACAACCATGGAGTGTCGCACTGCCCGTACTATTTCATCAGGCTTAGCTCCTCCGATTGTCATGTCTGCAATAAGATTTGTTGACTTACCCATCTCAAGCTGCTTGGTGTGATCACTCATTCTCTTATGTTCAACACCGGGCGGATATGCGTACGATTTGGTATCAAAGTCAACTAACTCTGCGAACGGCTTCTTATTCCTCACATCTACTATTCTAGTACCATCAGGTCTAGCAGTAGGTATGAGCATAACAGTGTCGCCGTCGAAATCAGCACCAGACAACTGTTCAGCAACCTTAGGATTAATACCGATAGCATCCTTTGCATTATTCATAAAGGACTTTGCATCAGCATTCTTGTTATTAACAATAAGTCTAGGAATCTCGAACTGTCCGCCATGTGGATACCTGATAAGTACACACTCAGTACCATTGTCATACTTAGGTGCATACACTTCTGTATTCTTCATGGACGGAACTGGTAATATAACATATGTCTGCTGTCCAGGGAACGCAGCAGCTTTAAGATTAACAGCAGCCGCATCACAACCTTCAGCAAAACCTTCGAGCAACTTCTTCTTAACAGTAGGATTAGTCAGTGAAATATAATCTTTGTATTCCTCTAACTTTGACTGATAAGCAAGATCGAGCTGTTTCTTAGCAGTAGCAATGGGCTGTTTAGATAACATCTGAGAAGCAACAGTCTTACTCCATTCAGACCAGTCACCTTCTTCTCGAATAATGTTAACTGGAGAGAGGTGATCCTTTCCATCTTCACCAATATAATGACGCTGTCCAACAACTTTTCCGTCTTTGATCTTAATAGATGCACCAAACGGATTATCAGCATCATCTTTCATTGGTTTGAGAACCTGTTTAGCATCAGGATCGTCCGACATAAGAGGAACACCTTTTTTTTTATTGGTGTTAACAATAATGTCTTTTCCTGGTGGGAAGTCTTTATCATCGCCATAGATAGCCATACCCTTAATATAATGACTATCGTCTACTCCAATACGAACCTGAGCATAAAAAGAGGAGCCAAGGGATAAATCCTCGACTCCTCGTCTAATTTCTACAGTTCCGTCTCTTTCTTTACCGCCATCTTCTGCATAACGCACATAGATTCTATCAGAATCAACACTGGTAGGCGGTTCAATACCAAGACGCGTTTTTATTTCGTTACCTTCCTGAATATAATTCTCAACGGTTTTGATTTCCCCACGATGCTGCATTACTTCAGGATAGGTTGTTCCGGGAGGAGCAAGAACTGTAATTGTGGTTTTCTTGCCAGTTCCCAACTGTTCCTCATAGACATAATATTTCTTATAGCCTTCTTCCTCGAGCATAGCCACCGCTACTCCGAGTTTAGTACTTGTTACACCTAAAGACAAATCAGCACCAGGACCAATGTCTACATACTTCTTCTCAGCTACAATCTCTTTGAGCGAATCAACAGTATTCTTGAGAACATCGTTTCGCTCATTGATAGCTGGATTCAAGTAATTTCTAATAGTTCCTTCAGTAACTCCAAGTCTTCTACCAATTTCACTATTAGACAGACCTTGATCATGCATGGCTCTTGCTGAAGCAATATCATTAGCCTGCTGTTCATACTTTGCAATACTAATTTTTGCTCTAAGCTGTGTGGTCTTCATATCCATAGACTCAGCAATGTCTGTATCTTTCCAACCAGCTTTGTGAAGCTTCTTGTAAATCTCAACATCAGTAAAGCCAACATCACGCATAGCTTTGGCAATGTCTTTATCAGAAGCTCCATCTTTCCTCATATTTTCAATATAAGGATTAGAGAAAGCTTCGCGCTGATTAGGATGATCTCCTGTACCATAACCATAACGACCAGAACCACGACCTGGTGGGTTCTCATCGTGAGCAACACCAGAATGCTCTAATTGGTCTAAATATAATTCTTCCATCACATCAAGCCCTCTTTGTAATCTTCTATAGCGTTGTCCAGTGTCCGCATATGATCCATAACTTCCGCAACCTGCGAACCGTCAGGATTGTCTGCAAGAATATCGTTGTTAATCTGATAGATTCGTAACTCATGCTCGATGTCCATAGGATTAATGTGATACTCAAGACAGAACAATGCTGCATAGATTAGCAACTGATCGAGCTTTGCTGGTGTTTCACCTGTTTTCAAATCATGAATTCTGAGAAGACTATTCTTCTCGTCAAATATAATTGCGTCGCTTGTACCAAAGAAATTGTTAGTAAACTTTAATGGCTGCTCAGTACGCATTCTGTAGCCAATAGCATCGTTTACATACTTAGACAGATAATTTCTGCCTTTGAGCTGTAAGCCGTTATCAATGCATCTACGAGCAGTGTCATGTAACTCAACACCTTTCTTTCTTGCAAGAATAGCATTGTAAAAACGAATGGCTTTTTCTGGGTCATACTTCAACCATGCATAGTTACTTGCTCCGAACAGAGCATGAGCTCCTGCCGGAATGTCCCTTGAATGATCGTTCCATTGCATCTAATACTTCCTCCTTGTTTTCTGGAAATACAAAAGCCGAATAAGACATCTTGTTGAGCTTATCAACGTAATAGTCTTGATTCGGCCTGTGCTTGGCGCTCGCATTCTTTTTACATTCCAACATCGCCCATTTGTCTTCGTATAAAACTAAAAGGTCTGGAATTCCCTGAATATAATTAGCGTCATTCTTTGTAATGATACATCCAGGAAATCTCTCAGCAATTTCCTTCTTGAGTTCAGACTGGAATTTGCTTTCTCTCATTCTGAACCTCCAAATAGGCAAAAATAATAGAGATTGAATATTTGGCATATTCTATCTCCTTCTATTATAGGATATGTTTTTTCTACGAGCTAAAAAGTAGGATTTGTTAACTTTTTATGAATGCTTTCTGGTTAAAATCTCGTTTTTCGCTTAATGCATGATTGATAGCAAGATCTATAGGAGCAGATGACCGTAACTTGTAATAATACAAATCTACATACGGCGTATTGAGTCTATCAATTCTTCCAGCTGCCTGAATGGTCATTCTATAACTGTACGACTGCGAGAAGAATATAATTGCATCAGTTGTTACACAGTTCCAGCCTTCGGCTCCTGCAGAATATTGAACCAGATAAGCCCACGATTTTGTATTAGGAACTTCTTGATGCTTATCGCCATTCCACTGAGCGACATCGATATTGAACTGCTTTAAATACTCAAGCATCATTTCTAGCTCATACGTGAAATTGTAAAATATAATTACACGTTGATGTTTATTAATGATGTCGTCTAACGATTTCAATCTACTCTTATCTGAGTTAACAGCTTTTCTAAGTAAATAGCATAGTTCACCTCCTTCAGCTATTGGCTCATTGTCATATGGATTCCATCTGTCTCTCCATATAGTCTTATACAACACTTTGTCATACTCGCATGGAACTAAAACTGTATGAGCTACAGTTCTTCGTTTCATTGGCATAGGAACCAGAATTGAATTTCGTAGCTTACACAAATATCCAGTTTCCAAATACTTTGAAATCTTTGGATACCCACCATAAGCTGTAATAACTGCGTGCCTTCTCATGAACTCTGTTTTATTCCTGTAAAACCCATTAGCAATGAAGACAGGAATATAATCGCTCCATGTGTCTCCAGGCGTAGCAGACAACAGAATCCACTGATTCTTTCTGGCTATATTGAGAAACGCTTTTGTCCAAGCACCATAGCCAACAACGCGCTGTTCATCAAATATAAAGAACGCACCATATACCTTTGTGTATTTCTTAATGTTGTTCCAACTGTCAATCACTGGTTCCATGATAAAAAAGTTTAAACACTCATTAAGCCATTCAAGCGAATCACGTTTCTTAGCAGTAGTAATAATATAAAGAGGACGAGGGGAGCGAAATGCTCCCCAAACGCCCCAAACTTTCTCATCTAAATGGCATCCATTCTGAATAGCGTAGTAAGCTAAAGCCGTCCTGGATTTACCAGTTCCTACACCACCACAAAGAATACAGCCATTTTTCATTTTAGCTACTGCCTTAGCTTGATGTTCGTATAACGGAACGTCAATTCTCAAAAGGCATCTCCTCCGGAATATCAGCGTACTTATCTTCAAGCGTATCAACCATCTTTGTGACATACAGAGAATTGAGATACGCCTTGGTTCCACTACGTCCGCCGAAATCATAATTGTACGGACGAATGATAAGATCTGCTTTCTCGATAGTTACCCAGTCAAGAATACCGACACTATCTTCTTCCAGAATCTTCTTCGTCTTTCCGCTAATCAGTACAATCTTCGGCGGAACTTTTCCAAATACAACTTTTACACTAAGGAACTCAAGCGGATCGTCATACTCTCCATCTCTAGGGGCAAGAGTCTTAACAGGCCAACCTTCGTTCCTGAGTTCTTCTGCAAACTCAGGGTCAAGAACAACACCAAATGTTCTATCGTTATTAAACCTGTTGCGCTCGCCACTAAAATCCTTAAAGATTAGCCTTGCATTTTCAATAGTAATGTTTCCACTCGGTTTTTTACTCATAGTTTTGTTCTCCTTTTTCTTAGTTCCACGGAATATCAACTTCCGGTTTATTCATCATTCCTTCAATAGGATCACATGGTACATCTTCAAACTTATAGTCCTCGGGCATTGGATCGTTGCCTTCAGAAACAAACCAAGTAAAGTCGCCATACTTTGAAATATCAAAGACAGCTTCATCTACCTGTTTGTCGTAATAGCTTCTGTCGATCATGTGCTTATAGTCAAAGTCCTTAATATAAGCAGCATCCATCCACCTATAACCCTTCGAACCAGTAGCAGCGTAATACTTATCATCTTTGACACGATATAATATTCCACCGTTAACTCCAGGCTTAACAGGACAGAAACGACCAACACGTCCTATAAACTTGTAATCGTGCTCACCTTTTGGAAGATTCTCATTGAAGTCCAAATATAATGCTCCCTGCTTGACTGATTTTGTCTCACAGAAATCACTAAACTCTAACGGTTCATGACTAAAGAGTGTCTTAAACACATAAGGAATCTGGAACTGTGCTGCAGTAGCAGTCCATTCATTAGCGTGCTTTCCACGCTTATTCCTGATTCCCTGCTCATCGTACTTAGCAATATAAGTGGAACCATTAACTAAGCACATCTTTGCGTATGTGGCTTCGTGCTCAAACTCATATCCGTACTTTCTCCCAAACTCAATAACAAACTGAATAATTTCAGGAGTAGCATTCGGAATCTTGATAGAATCCGTCTTTATGTGCGCTACAGTAAATCCACGATTTGTTACTTCATCCTGCAGTGTACGCATAAATAAAGCTCCACGAAGAGCAATGATGTTATTAACATCTCTCTTATCGCGAAGCAGATTATCGAACGTAGCTGCAGCAATTCCATATGTACTATTCAGTACCAACTTAAGAGCATTCTGTAACTGATCTGCTTCTTCATCGCTACCCAAATACTTCTTAAGCTTTCCACCAAACAGTTTTCCAGCAGTTTCGTAGTCATGATGCTTGATTGCCATTCTTGCATCACGAATATCTTTGTAGTTTTGAGTATGAACACCAAACTTATTAAGCGCTAAAATGCTAGCACCATGCATATTACCAACGTCAAGTAAAGCAACGTTTATGTACATACCAGGCTTAGCATACACATAGCCGCCTTTGCCGACATCAGTACCTCTGAACATATTCTTCCCGTCTACATACTCATAGCCAGGAAACGAATTAATAATCTCCCCAGGTTTGTATATGCCGGGAATATCATTTGGAAATTGCTCACCAGTAGCAAGGTCTGTGTAAACATGCTGAGGATTCTTGTCATCGCCAACGAGAATCTTAGTAATATGTTCCCGATTAGTGTGCATGATACTAAGACCGGATAATTCAGCTAATATCTTTCTACACTTAATATCTGGCTGAATTGCGTTGTATACTGCAATAGTAGCTTTTACATCATTAGCACAGTAGTCAGCAACAGTATCCCACATGTCTTCAGGAACCTCCTCGTCCCATGAAATACTCATCTCAACATGGTCAAATGGACTCTTCTCACTAGGATGTTCATGTTCCCACTTCTGTCCAAGTTCAATCTCCCAATGTTTTAGACCCTGCTTATTAGAAGCCATATCCCAAATATCAAAGTCACTGATTGAATATGCAGGTCCAAAACCAGCTGACCTTTCACCGTCAATAATCTTTTTGCTAAGCTTATAGAGCGCCATATCAGAATATCCAAGCATTCTTGCATAGCAAATGTGATTATCGTAACGACGATTATTGAAACCGCCAATATAATAATCAAACACTTTCTTGACTGTTTCAGGATCAGGATTAATAAGTTTAGTTACTGCCTCAGGATTGTTAACAAAAGCATAGCAAAGCACGAACAGGTTCTTATAAACCTCAACGTCAAATATCACAGGGTTATTGATGTTAGGTTTATCTGAAAACATTTCAACAGCATCGTCGTTCACAACAGGACTAAGTTCTGAACAGAACTTCATATTATTGACAATCTTGATACACTTAGCAGCACTATTCGTAGACTTCATAGCGAAATCTAAGATAGGTCCTCTTAAGTCTCGCACGTCATACTGAAGTCCCTGCTCGTATGCCCTGTTTAAATCCTTTTCAATGAGTCCAATAGACTCAACTGTGTGGGGCAAAATCTCCTTACGAAGATTCTTAAATATCATTCGCCTAAGATGCTGTTCACTGGCGAACGACACTTTATCTACCATCTTCTTCCCTCCTTTCAATGGAAGACCAGACGTAATAGTCGCAATGGGAACATTGTTACAAAGTGTAACTCGTCTTCTCATCGAAGCTTTTCCAATATGCACTTTAATCTCAACATTCTCATCATAAAGAAAGGCCAAGTTACTAACATCTCCGGTGTAAATATAAATGAGATGCAGTCCTTGACCGCCTTTACTTGTTTCTACATACGTCGGGATAAGTCCAAGATCCAGTACCGCCTGAATATTCTTCTTAAGATCCTTCTCGCCTTTTTCATTTCTAAGGTCTAAGTCAAACTCAATATAAATACTATCAGGAAGTACATAGTGGACTTTAGATGTGTCAATGTCTTTAAGTGTGGTTTTGACTTTGTCCCAACTCATAAGAGGTATTTCACTGCCATCTTTTAACTTTGCATACTGAGCTGGAAAATCTTTAAAGGCATCGTCTAGAAGTGAGTGTTGCTCTTTTAACTGTAACCACTCCGGAATATCATTGTCTGTTGTATCTGGAACTACATCTGGAGCAAAACCAAATTTCTCAGGCTTAATTCCTCTAAAATAACTACGAACTCTTTTACCATCAACTACTGTGTCTTCAATAAACTCTTTGAAATATGCTGATACTTCCCTTTTAAGTTCAATTTTATTAAGCTTATACGGAATGCCAGCATCTTCACAGTATTGTTTGTAATCAGTCCATATTCTTTTCAGAGTAGCGCCTTCTTTAAACTCAAAATAATTTTCCTCTAAGAAATTATACGTGTAGTTTGTTGCCCTGATAGCCTTGCTAGGTCTATAGTTTAAATACTTCTCAGGGTCTTTCTCATACACCTCCTTACAATGCCAAGCAATTGCTCCAAGTTCAAACTCAATCTGCTTCATCAGCTTATTGTATCGTTTGAATGAAACCTTCTTACCTGTAGGACGTACATCAATTAGTCTTCGCTGTATGCCTGATCTAGCGTCACTAATCATTACCTCTTCATTTGACCCTAATATCAATATACAGCTGAACACCATCTGATACTTCTTAGCATACTTCTCGTTAACTTCGAGTGGCTCGTGACTAATCAGTGAGTTCAACTTTGTGTTATCCTTTATCTTACTTAAATCAGCCTCATCCTGATAAGCAACTAAAGGATTATTCTTAAGCGACTCCAGAGGAAACGCAGCATTTGGATTACCGAGAGCTTTTGCATCAATGACTGAACAATATCCATCGAACAACTTTCGTATAATTCTGATAACTGTGGACTTACCAGTTCCTGCATCTCCGGTTAAAACAATAAACTTTTGTAACTTCTTACTTTCTCCAGTTACCACACTACCTATAATCCACTCAAGCTTATCTCGTTCTTCCGGAGAATATAAAACCGAGACGAGTTCATCATAAGCAGATATGTCACCTGGAGCCAATGCATATGGTAACGAATGCGAAGAATATAATTCTCGTTTGGGCTCTGTATTAGAAAATACAAGAGACTTATCTAAAGGAACAAAATTATCTGTGCTGAGCTTATGTATATACTCTTTCCATTTGTTCATCGATGTACTGCTAGAATTCTTTAAATACTTAACACTAACAGTAGGACTCGATTTTAACTCATCTGCAACTTTTCTTATTTCCTGATCAATAAGATAAATACATCTATACTCATCTGTAGACCATACTTTATTCTCCTCATCCCACACGGCGTAGAAATTATTTCCTCGAATCATAAGATCTTTAGATTTCTGCACAAGAAAATCAGGAATAATTTCAACAAGCCCTTTTGAATTACTTTTTACTTTTACATCAAGAAAATCCATGCATCTTAAGCCTCCTTTGGAGTACAATCACCAAAACCCACGTTTTTTACTCTTTTATATTAATATTTATTTTAAAAGTTGTAATTCTACAGATAGTATTAAATAGATAAAAAATGCGGGATTTTGGGGTAAATCCAAATTTTTACCCAATCAGATCATAATTTTCGTTCAGCCAAGACCCCATTTGATACCAAATCTCAACCTCTCTCTGATCTGATTTAGGATTGTGTAATGGAAATAAACCACCCTTGCCAGTCTTATCGTACCGGCGAAATATCAATCTATTAAGGATTCTCTCGACAGCGACAGGATTATAACGATTGTTATCATAGTAACTTAAGCCCAAATTATCGAGCATGTCCCAGAACCACTGACGAGTATTATCCTCATCAGCAACACCCATAATATCAGACTCACATCGACAAGCTAAAGCTACCATCATTTCAAGCATGTTGCACGGGTCATAATCATCAGTTAAGCCACCGAAATCTTCTTCAAATTCTCTTCGTAAATCTTCTCCATCGGCAGCTCTGTTCTCATCTTTGTCAACAGTCCACTTAAATTCTGTATTAAATAACTTATGGAAGAGTAAGCTATAAGCTCTAATTTCACTATCCATAAGTCCGACTTTTTCTAGCAGGAAAATATAATAGTCACTGTAAACAGTAGTGTTCAAGATCTTATCACCTCCCTTCCATCTAAGAAATTTGCTGTCTCGTTTAAATTATGGAATATAATC